AAGTTTTTTGTAGCTGCCGTATCATCATATTCACCATTAATTAAATTGAATGTTCCTGCTGAACCGCCAACGGTAAATGCTAATGTATATGAACCACCAGCGCCAGTAACAATAATTGATTTTGTAATACCAACTTTTGGGTTTGTTATGTTTAAAGTTGTATTTTGATCTGGAGTTAATGTAAATACTTGAGCAGCATCAAAATCAACATCAACAGTTGCACCTGCTGTTAATACTGAAGACGTTGTAAACTCATTATCAATTTTTTCGTAAGATACAACATCATCAGCAATTTTAGCCGCAACAACTGCATCATCAGCAATCTTAGCTGTTACAATTGCATCATCAGCAATCTTAGCTGAATCAATAGATCCGTTTGAAATATTATCTATTACAGCCGTTGGTTCTATTACTGCTGCTGTTACTTTAGTTAGTGCCATATTATTCTGTTATTAAATCCCAAGTTCCTAGTTCTTCATTCCAAGAATATAGTTGCCCGTCTGTTGGGTATTCAACAGGCGCTTCCCATAAACAAGTTGTTTCATTTAGTATCCAACTATCAAATGGTTTTGGAGGAATAAATGCATCTCGAACTTCGTCATAGCTATAGCCAATTCCTGCATAGTTTTTTCTAAAGGCAACTCCGCCTTCCGAATGAACTCCTCCTCTTGTATTGTAAGATGTACGTTTACAAACTTGCTCACGTATATTACCGTAATGTATTTCCCAGTTTATTGGTCCATCTGTTTCGTCTTTGCCGACTATCACCTCGGTGACGATATTTTGCATGTTTAAAAAAGCGTAATGAGCCATATTTTATTATTTATTATTTATGCTGCCCCAAATGTTATATTTCCTGTTCCTCCTGTGAATGTAGTGTATTTTTCTCCAGATCCTACACTGCTGTTTAATATTCCAGTTGTTAATCCAGACCCTACTGTAATATCATAATAATCTGGATAGCGTAATATTACAATTCCGGAACCGCCAGATCCCCCAGGAGAGGATGAACCAGTATAATAACCGCCAGCACCCCCACCTCCAGTATTTCCTGTACCAGATTGTCCTGTTCCAGTAGTAGCACTACCTCCACCTCCAGTTCCACCAGAACCAGGTGTGGTTCCACTTGCCGCTGTATTTATACCACCACCACCTCCACCAGCATAAGTAGTAGCAGTTCCAGTTATAGAAACAGCTAAACCATTACCACCATTACCTCCAGCTGATGATGTATTATTATATCCGTTTTGAGATGCTCCACCACCTCCACCTCCATGTTGATAGTTTGATATTCCATTACCCCCTGCATAACCCTGATTAGCAGTTCCTGAGCCACCAGGATGTCCATAAGATGAACCCCCTCCTGATCCTCCAGAACCAGCACCGCTAGCGTTAAAATATTCTCCCCATCCACCTCCAATTGACGTAATGGTAAAAAATACAGAGTTAGAACCAGAATTTCCATTATATCCACCAGGGGATGGTGCTGATCCACCAGCGCCTATGGTTACTGCGTAATTTGTTGCAGTAGCTAAGGATAAAGATGTTTCTGCGGATGAACCCCCACCGGATGTATTTCCATGAGAAGTTCTCAAGCCCCCGGCACCTCCACCACCTCCGTGTGATCCAGAGCCAGAGCCACCTCCAGCTACTACCAAATAATCAACTGTTAAATCTGGTACAGCTGCAACTCCAGCTACTTCATTAGCAACTAACCAGCCTTTAGTAGCGTCTGAATAAACTAATGTTTTTGATACTTTATTTGTAGATAATACTAAATCATCAGTAGCACCTTCTATATTATCACTCGATGTTACTGTAATATTATTTGTCGAAGCATTAAGCCCGTAATCGATAATAGAAACTTCATCACCAGCTGTAGGTGAACTTGGTAATGTAACTGTAATTGCAGCACTCGTAGTATCAATAAAATATCCTTCACCTGCTATAGCTATAAAGCTTGCTGTTTTAGGGGTAGCCTGCCAGTCTATCCCAGCGCTTATTTCGGTAAGTGTTGTCTGGTCAATATAATCACCAGTGGCTTTAGTAAATCCCATATTTTATTTATTAACTAAATGATATTGTTCCTGTTCCAGCTGTAAATGTTGTTACTTTGTCTGATCCGTCTGTTGTGGTTGTACCAGTTAATCCGGCTCCTATTGTAACTGTATAGGCGTTTGGGTAACGAATAATAACTACTCCAGAGCCGCCTCCAGTTGTTAGCGAACCAGTCGGAGAACTTGTAGTTACAGAACTTCCACCACCTCCACCTCCACCAGTATTAGCTGATCCAGATGTACCTGGCGTAAGGCAATTCCCAACAGTACCATACCCGGCACCATTTCCTCCGCCTCCTAATCCACCTAATCCACCAGAATAGTTTGCAATAGAACCACCGCCACCACCAGCATAATAATTTCCAGTTCCACCAGTAATATTAACCTCTAAACCATCCCCTCCAGTAGCTCCTACAGTTTGAGATGATGATGTAGTAGATTCACCAATTTCTCCAGCCCCTCCACCACCAGCTGATGGATAATTATTTGGAGAATCACCTCCAGTACCTCCAGAATATCCTTGAATAACAGGAGATGTTACAGCAGATCCAGCTGTGGATTGTGTTGAGCTACCACCTCCTCCAGATCCACCATTTTGCGCTTGTGATTCTGTACCACCACCCCCAGAAGCAGAAGCACCTCCGCCAGTAGATGTTATTGTCGTAAAAATAGAGTTAGATCCATTAGATGCCTGTACTCTACCAGCTCCAGCAGCTCCTCCAGCGCCTATAGTAACTGCATATGTCGAACTTGTATTTAAATTTAAACTTGATTCATTATGCCCATTTAATGATGATGAGTTTGTGTAAGATGTACGCAAACCACCAGCTCCTCCACCACCTCCAATATAAGCAGCACCAGCTCCACCCCCAGCAACTACCAAATAATCAACAGTAAGCGGTATATCTCCCCCTAAAGCATTAGCAGTTTCATTAGCGGCATTATAAGCTATCCACCCTTGAGTAGCATCCACGTAAACTATAGATACTCCGCCTCTTTCGTAATCTATTTTTACATCATCAGATAAGCCATTAATATTATCACTCGACGTTATTGTGATATTGTTAGTATCAGCAGTACCTGCATAATCTACAATAGTTAATTCATCGCCAGCAGTTGGGCTGCTTGGAAGTGTTACAGTAATTGCAGTGCTTGTGGTATTAACAAAATAACCCTCTCCGGCAACAGCTGTAAAGTTTGCTGTTTTTGGAGTAGCTTGCCAGTCTGTTCCTAAAGAACCGTCAATTAAATCTGTTATTAGTTTTGTTAATGCCATAGTGCAAAATTACAATTTATAATTCAGCTGGTGCTGTTGGTTTTGTATTTGGAAAATCTTCTGTTGCTGTCCAATCTCTTAATTCTTGTCTGTAAGTTATCCAAGCTGCGTGATTTGGAAAATCTGTTAATGGAACTATGAAATCTGTAGCTCGCAATTCTTGATTTCTCCATTCTCTAGCATCTTGTTCAGTTAATTGAGGCGAAGGAGCTTTTGAAAAATTGTTATTTTCATATATGTCTCCTATAGTAAACCCATCTTGAGCTTGAACCCAATTTCCAGTTAAATTTGACACAAAAGAAGATTCAGCTACTATAGCATCTATTACCGTGTTGTTTTCTATTTTAAAATATGTTGCCATCTTAGTAATATATTAATATTGCTCCAGTACCACCTGTTCCTCCAGCAGCACCACCATGTCCCCATCCATCACCTCCAGAAGGACCCTGTGCCTGCCCTCCAAAATTACTTGCTGAAGCACCTCCGTGTCCATAACCGTTAATCCCATTTGTTGCTCCAGCCATAACCGATTCATTCCCACTTCTCACATGGTTATCTGCTCCAGCTCCAGTATACCCTCCGTTAGCAGTTGTTAAAGTTGTACCATTTACAGTTAATGTTGTATTCCCACCATTAGAGGCTCCTATTACAAGAGTTAAATCAGTTGAAGCTGTTGTTATAGAAACAGTACCGCTTAAAAAGTTACCGCCTCTTCCACCATTTCCACCATAAGAGTCAGTAGCGCCATTGTAACCGCCACCTATCATAAAATAGCCTATTGTGCCTCCATCTTCAATACCCAATTCTGTTGCAGGGTTTACCGTAGTGCTTGTTGTATATTTTACAACATTTTTATATCCACCGCCTCCACCACTTCCTGCTGCTGGAAAAAAATCTGAAAAATTACTCATAATTTATTTATTTATGCCCCTTCAACGCCTATTAATACCCACCCTTGTGCAGAACCAGCGTATATAAGCTCAAATCCAGAGTTTAATTTATCTATTGTTAAATCTGTTGCGCTGCCCATTATGTTTTCTCCATTTCTTGCTATAACACAAGTTGCAACTCCTGATCTATTTGAAACCTTAATACTATCACCATTAGTTGGTGAAGCAGGCAAGGTTAAAGTCACATTTGCGGTTAATACATACAATGTATTTTTAACAGCGGTTGTATTAGAAGACACTATTACAACATCATTGTTTCTTGCTGTCACATTTTGTAGCCCGCCTATTGATTTAATTTCAATAGCTGTACCATTTACAGGAGCAGTTGAAAATGTTAATACATTACCTGTTAAACTTAAATTACTTTGATTTTGATATATACCATTTAAAAATACATCAACAGAATCTAAACTTGAAGGTGTAATTGATAGTGTATAATCAGTTGTAGTACCATTAGCAGTAAATGAATCTGCATTCATTGTACTATTAACAGCAACATTATTCAACCCCGCTGTTGACTTAACTTCTATAGTTGAACCGTTTGGGGGGGCAGTTGAAAATGTTAATGTACTTCCAGATAAACTAAATGTATCTTTTTGCTGATACAATCCATTAATATAAACATCAATAGCATTCTCACTAGATGGGCTTGCTGAAAGAGTATAATTAACCTGTGATCCTGTTCCGCTAAAATTATCTAAATAAATAGTGTCATTAAATACAGAAACAGCACCAACAGTTATAACTTCAACAGTATAGCCGTTTTGCGGAGCA